TTTAAAAAGTCCCTTATGTCAGATAAATAAATCAAAGTCCTGCCTCCTGTTTGTAAAATCGTGCAAATGCCTTTTGACAAAAGTTTTGTCGTGTACCGCCCTTGAGCCAAGGTGCAAGCCACTTGCCGCCTGCATTCTTGTTTGCACCGTGTTTTTTACCGTCCTTGTCAACCCACACGGCGCGGTGGAATTTATATTCGGGATGAAAATACAACCGTCTGGCATACGGTGTACTCGATACGATTTTTGTTTCACCCTCGGCAAGATTTGCATAATCAGCAAAGGTGCTTTCGTTCTGCAAATTACCCGTATCAAAAGGCATAACCTGACTGTTTTTAATCTGTCTAAGCAATGCGTCTGTGGTATTGCGCAATGCCGTTTGCTGTGCTGTATCAAGCTGTTTTAGTACAGGCAGATTCAGCTTGATTTTTGATGTTACAGAAAAGCTCACTAAATCACATCCAATTCCGTATAATTCACTGTACCGTCAGGGTTGCGGTGTTTAATGCCTTGTACGATGTTACGCTTTACTCCGTCAAGCACTACAAAGCCTGCGCTCAAAGTCGGGGTGTCGGGAGCAATGTCACCGTCAAAAAGCAGCACTGCAGACACCTGCACGATTTTCTGTTCTTTTGTGTATATGGTCTTTGCTTTTGACTGCATATTGCAATGAGCATTACCCGCAAACAAATTAGTGTTCGGCAATAAGGTGTCTGACGGGTATATTTCTCCGCAGCGAAAGGCAACAACAGGAGAGCCGTCCTCAGAAACACCCTCATCGTAGATTGTGACCTCGACAGGAGTTTTACAGAACTGCTTTTTTACAAGTGACGGAAATTTCAAAACATATCACCTCATATTGCAGGATAACAAAGCCCTGTTGATTTAAGCAGAGAGTAGAGGTCCGCAGGAATTGCCACGCCGCTTATGCACATCAAATTCCAACTTGCGCCAAACTCCATACCCACACCGTTGATGTTGTAATTTTTCAGATAGGAAGAAATCATATCGGCATTTTCTTCTTCAAAAGCAGTAAGTCTGCTATGCACTCTGCCGATGATTCTCTTCTGCATTTCCGAAAGTTTTTCAAAATCAATGCGGTTAAAGGTCAGAATGTCGATGTGAGCGGCGGAGATAATGCTTTTTTCATCTCCGCCCTGCTGTTCAATGTAATCCGCAAACATAGATTTATTCCTTTGTGTCTGATTTGATATTCTCTTTAAGCTTTTTGTTTTCGGCTTTGAGCTTTGAATTTTCTTTCTTCAAAGTATTGTAATCATCAACAGAAATTTTCTTGCCTAAGCCGTATTCTTTGATTTCACCATTGTCGTCCTGAATATCATAACCACGAGATACATAAGTCTTAGCTTCCTCATCTGTATTGACTGTATATGACTTATTGTCTTTAATTGCTTTCATTTTTGCTCACCTCGCTTTAAGCCTCTGCGTGAATGATTACGCCCTGCTTCATAAGTTCATCAATGGCAAAAGTACCATTGACTTTTCTGTTCTGATATATATAATTATCAGCTGTTCGGCTGTCAGAACGCGGAGTATAGACATTGATATATGAATACTTAACTCTTGATACCTGTGCTTCCGGGTCAATAAGAATATAGTCAATCTGCTTAGCTGAACTGTCAGCAACACAACCGTTTGTAAAATCAAACAAAGACTTCATTCTTGAGCTTGGCACTTCTACAATCTTATCAATATCATCAACGGAACGAACACGGCGGTCAATGCCCTTTGCGGAACTGATTTCAAGTGTTCTCTGAATACCCTCTGCATTCTTCAAAAGCTTTTTGTACTGTGGTGTCGCATAAAGAATAACCCTGTCGAGCGGTACACCGGCTTCGGCAAAAGCCTCAAGGTTATCGTCAAAATCTGCAAGCACATTCGCCGCAGTTAATGCAGTAGTTTTTACTGTTGCACCAACTCGCTTAGCTTCTGTATAAATCTTGCTGTAAGTATAACAGTCGAGTTCAGGTATAGCCTGTGTTTTTTCAAAGCGTGTCTGAATATTTGCGATAGTTACTACCATATTTGTTTCGTCAACATCGATAGGGTCGATAGCAAACTCAATATCTCTGTCGTGGTCAAGGGTTTTGGTTTCGTAACCGTTTGAATATGTACCCGAATTAAAACCGCCTGCACCTCGTGTATGGTCTTTATAACCGCTGACCGAGAGTTTCGGGATTTTAATATCCTTACCGTTGATAATCTGAATGTCAGAGTTTGAGTGGTAAAGGTCATCACAAGTAAGGGCTTGACCGTACAATTCTCTTAAAACATTACTGAAAATAGTTGCGTATTCTAATACTGCCATAATTATTTACCTCTTTTCTTACTTTTTCGATTTGATGCCGAAAATTCCCCTTAAGGCATCTTCTGTTAAATTTTTGTTGCCGTTGCCGTCACCGCCGATTTTCTGAACACCGCCAGCGTTTTCACTTGCTTTTGCTTTGAGTGCAGGAATATCGTCAAGCACTTTCTTAACCGCCTCGGTCAGCTTTTCTGTGTCGATTTTGCCGTCTGTGGAAACTGCAGAAAAGTCCGCCATTTTGAGTACATACGGAATGCTTGCAATATCCACACCCTGCTTAACTGCCTCAAGAGTAGCCGACTGGTTCACCTCTGCAATGAGCTTAGCCTTGTTTGAGTTTTCAAGGTCAGACTGCATTTTTGCAAAATCGGGTGTGTTCTTGGCTTTCTGCTCCTTAAAAGCACCGATTGCCTGTTTCATCTCATCTGCTGACAATCCTTGCTCCTTGAAGTATGACTTTAAAACCGTGTCCTCTGTCACGTTCTGCTTGCCTGTAATAAGGCTTGCGAGCTTGTCATAGTCAAATGCAGGTGCAGGGTTGCCCTGTGGTGTCGGCTGTGGTTCGTTTGGGTTAGGTGTTGGGTTATTTTCTGCCATATTTTATCAATCCTTTCAGTTATCGGGTGTCTCCCGTAATCAGTTTATAGAGTGTCTCTCTGTTTCAGTTTTGCTCGGTGTCTCCCGTAGTTTAGCGTCTTCGGACAATAAAAAAGCACCTGTGCAGTCACTCACAAGTGCGTTTTAAGCTGTTTTTGTTGTCTTTCTTTTCGGCTTTTCCGTAGCGTTTGGCTTATTTTCCGTAACGTTGGACTTAACCTCTGTCGCAAAACCACCGTCAATGAGTTCCTTTGCTCTCTGCTTGGAGCATTCAAATACTTCATTAATTGGTCTGTTAATAAACCCCTCGGTTTTATCGTTGAACGATGTAATTACTCTTACTTTCATTTTGTCACCGCCTTTCTAACCGGTCGAAATCGACGGGTTTAAATACAAAAAAGCACTCTGATTTCTCAAAGTGCTGATTTGATGTATTAAGTTTTATCTTGGCAAGTTATAGGCAAGTTAAAAAGTCCGAAAACAAGCCGTTTTTACGAATTGTAACCCTTTACGGGCAAGTTAAAATAACAAAACCGCTCTTTTTAGTGTTTAATTACCCTGTTTTCAAACTTCTTGTACGCATCAAAGTACATTTCGTCTTTGTCACCGTTGTATGTACACTCATAATACATACCGTCACGGAGCGTTGTTGACAGAAGTGCTTTGCTGTTTTGCAGTGTTTTACAAGACCAAACAACGTATACGCAAAAGTCGACTTCGCCGTCTGATTTATCAAGATGTTCTGTTGTATAGTCTTTTACTGCCCTTTTTGCAAGTTTCAAAAATTCTTCATTAGTCATTTCACATTTCCTTTCGCATAAAAAAAGCACTCAATCCGATTGATTAAGTGCTTTAATTGGTTATTGAATTTTTAGTATAACAAACCCTCTCTTGTTACGGAGCGGTTAAATTATGCCATTATCTTCAAGAAATTGCTTTTTTTCTTTCTCCCTAAGTTTATTATAAAGCGCTTCGGCATCTTTTACTTCTTGGGGAGCATCTTCACGCAAAGTTACGTCTAAACCATTTACCATAAGATACGGTTTAAACATATCCCAAAGAGATTTCTGTTCTTCTGTTTGCATTAATCTCATTGTATCAACCCCCTAAAAGTTGCTTAACTCTATACTCATCATAAACTTCATCCATAACTTTATCTCTTAAACAGTCAAAAGCATACTCGCTTATATCACTTATATTATAACCGCTTCTTATCAATTTTTCAACCTTTGGAGCATAAATTTTATTAAGATAATCGCAATATGCGTTATAATCGGTAATTTTACCGAATTTTTGTCTGTATTTCTCGGCATCTTGCCAATGGATAAGCTCATGAAGTACCGAACTCAATTCACTGTCAGAACAAGCAAATGATTTCTGCAATTCGGCTAAATTCTTAGTTATAAAATAAGCTGAATTTACAGTTAAAACATTATCAGTCGGTATGTAAGTTGCAACTGCATTTTTGCCCATTTCTTCGGGGGATAATATGCAAATAGCAGGTTTATTTTCAGATTTGCTCTGACCGAGCATTTCATAAATCTTTGTAACATTCTTATCAAACTTATGGAATTGCTTGCGTTTCAGTTTTACTTTATCTGATAAATAAATATCATTACTGCCCGTGGTCTTATGTGCTTTTACTGTAATTTTTTTACCGCTGTTTTTTCTGTTAAAGTCTTTTTCTTCACCTCCGTCAACTACAGATTTATAATATTTCTGCTTACTGTCGTCGATAGTAAAATCTCTTGTTTTTTCCGCCAACTTATCCGCCCTATCGTGCCACTCGTCTGCTCTTGCTTTAGCAAACTTCTTGTTGTCCTCATCAAGGCTGTATTTTGCCCTGCGGTCAAAGCGTTCGGCTTGCTTTTCTGCGTGCTGTTGCTGTACTTCAAGTCCTCTTTGGCGGTCAAGCTCTGCAAGCTCGTCATCGGTGAGAGGTCCGCTCAAATCGTCAAGTTCTGGGTAGTGGGTGCTTGTGCTGTCCTTACAGCGAGGGTGGAAAAGTCCCTCCGCTATGGCGGTTGAAAGCAGCGGATAATCGCCGTCCGGTTTTTTGCCGTTTGAATACACATCATCAATAAACACCTTGCCGATATATTTTGCACAATCAGGGCAGCCGCCCTGCCTTGAGTTCACCACAACAAGTGAAAGCCCGTACTTCGCTCTTTCTTCGCCCTCACCTCTTAGATATGCTCTCTTGTTCGCCGTCTTGATTGCCATATCCGCATAGTCTGAAAGCGTGTGCCTTGCACCGTTCTTGTACTCCACACAATTCAGTCCTGCGTTTAGCATATCCTTACAAGCCATATCAACCGCCTTTTCGTAAGTGCCTGCTCCTGTGTTTGCATAGACTTGAGCGTTAAAAATCGCCTTGCGGTACTTGTCATTGCTCATACGCAGGACTGCCGTTTCTGCCCTCTTCAAATCGTCTGTGGTCGATTTTACAAGAGCATTGAGCTTACGGCTATTGACCTTATAAAACTCGCCTGTGCTTGCTCCTGTGGGCATATGCGGTGTAAAGCCGTTCTTAATAGCCTCGAGGATTTTCACTTCCTGTTCTGCGTTGCCGTCGGCTCTTGCGGTGTGTATCATTTCTTCAACCTTGCTGTTAATGCTCTTGAACTGCTTGCCAAATTTTTGGGCGTTCGTTTTGCGGTACTCCTCAAGCGCCTTTAATTGTTCTGCCTGCCATTGGGTCCAATTATAGCCCTCTTTTTCTTCTTCCGCCCTGTGACGGCTGAAATTGCGCATCATACTGTCAATAAGTTCATTTTCGATTTCTTCAAAGGCTTTTCCGATATCGTAATCACTCATCTGTCAGTCCTGCCAAATCGTCGAATGACGAGGTTTCTTCCTCACTTGCGATGCCCTGTTCTTCTTTTATCCTCTGTACCTCTTCGGCTTTCCAATCGTCCGACTTACTGTCGCCGTACAATTCCTCGACCGAGGTTTCAACCGACATCAAACCGCCCTGTCTTGCTTTTGACACGGTTTCAACCTGACTTTCAAAGCTCGGGTTCGCATATTCGCCGAAGTTTACGGATACCTCTATTCCGTCAACAATTCCCTTGCCGTTAAGCTCACTGTCGGCATTGAGTACAACTTCAACAAGGCTCTGCATAGCGTTCTCGGTGAGCTCAACAAGGTTCTGTCTTGTATACAGAGTTGTTTTCTCTTTTTCTCGCTGTGCCTCGGCATTATCGAGTTTCTTTGTATCAATGCCTAATGTGCTTGGTGAAATTACACCCTGCAAACAAAGGTCAAGTGCGGTGATGTATGAGCTTAAATAGCTTTCGTGCTGAATCTGCGGACTTTCGGTGTAAATCCTGTTGCCGTTGCCGTTTTCCGACATATCGTTTCCTACTGCAATAAATCGGTTGTCAAACGGATTTGGCGATATCGGCTGACAGGTTTCGGGATTTCGAGGGATAAGACATTCAGGCACATACTGCTTTGTTCGGCAGGCTCTTAAAGCGTCCATCCACTGCGACCACACCTCGTCAAGGCTGTCGAAAGCGTCTGTTTTTATGCCAATAATGCCCGCACCTCTGCCCTTGTGGCACGATTTGCCGTAAATAACCGGTACTGCCCACATATACGATGTATCAAAGGTTACACCGTTGCTGTCTATCCAATCAAGTGCCTTAACTGTGTGTAAATCGACCTCTCTGCCGTTATCATCATACAAAACATAACGAATATAGCCGTAACCGTATGTTTCCTCAAAACGGAAATGTCGGTGATTTTGCGTGTAATCGGTATAAAACTTAACCTCTCTGATTCTGCCGCGCACATAAGTAAAGTCGATGTTTTCGGCAGGATACCATTCAACAATCGGAACATCTGATACAGCCGTGTCAAAGCTGACCTTAAAAGCACCGTCACCGACAACACAAAGGTCAAGGAGCATTTGCTTTATTACACCTGCGAGTTTGTTTTCTTTCTCTATCTCCGCCCACCGTTCGGCATAAGCTGTCGTATTTTTGCTTGTAACCTCTGTACCGTTGTAGTCTGCAACCACAATATTAGCGAGTGTATCGCAAATGAGAGCGGGCAAGCCTGTGTGGATTTTTCTTATTTTCAGCCCTTCGGTACACTCGGCAGACCAAAAGCGTGTATTGTCGGTATCAAGCTGTCTGTAAAGCTGCGAGAGCTGTTTGCCGTTACCGTTGTACCAAATGCGATTAATAAAGCACTCTGTCAGATGATTGCTTGCCTCATCAACGGTAATCGTTCTGTCGGGTGCTTTGGTTATATGTAAAAAATTTCTCAGTCCTGTTCGGATAGTGTCAGCCATTCTGTTTATCAGCCCCATTTATTTCACTTCCAATAATATTTTTAAACGGCAGCCACGCATACTGCCCACTGTTTATACAATGGTCGTGGCCGTCCTCGGGTGTATTGTCTTTATCTTCTCGCCAGCTGTAAATTTCAAACTCGGCAATTGTATTCTTGCAATGCTCAAGAACAAAATAACAGTCAGTGGCAAGCCAGCCGAGCACAAGGTTAATTCTGTCGATAATCTTGGTTTTCTTCCAGGCATTTGCGAAGTCATAAATGCAGCCGTGCTGTCGCTTGTACTTTTGATATTCTGTAATCGTTGCTTGGTCGGCGTTGTCGATGAATGCTGTTCTCGCAAAGCCCCACTCCTCCCGGTTGCGGTCAAGAAAATCAATGAAATTTCGTACCGTATCACTCGGAGCAATCGGCGTTTGAAGTTCGGCATTGTTATACACCTTCTCGTCAAGCTGAATACACTTGCCCTTGTTTGTAATACCGAAAAAGGTCATTGCGATTGTGTCGGGTGACTTCTGCGAATAGGCTGTATCAAGTCCTGCCGTAAACTGAATAAAATGCTCGCTTTTACGGTCGGAGTTTAAAAACCGCTTTGCCCATTCTTTTGTTTTTATGTGCCTTGCCCTTTCAAAGTTTGAGAATACAAGCCCTGTTGCCCTGCCTCGCAATCCTAAGATTTTGTTTTTATAAAGCTTTGTTCCTTTTGGAGCAGAGGCTTTTTTCTTTTCAACCTGTTCGGGTGTAAGGCTTAAATTATCGGTAAAAGAAAAGAACCAATATCGCCAATTCGGCACAGGTTCTTCGTTAAGCTCCGCCATAATCTCGGGCGGAACATCTTTTGCGTATTTCTTAAACGGTCTTGAACGGTTCACAAATTCCTTGTAAACAGGCAAAGACGGGTCATCGGGGTTAAGTGTTGCAAGCAAATAGTCATTACGGGTTGACATCTCTCGAATAAACTCAATATCGGCGGTGTTTATCTCATCAATATACACACAGCCAAACTGCGCACCGAGTGCCATTTCCCATTTATCTCGACTGCTGTAACCGAGAATATAGATAATTTTGCCCTCGAACTTGATATGCGGAAGTTTGTAATCCTTGTCGCCGTTACCGCAGTAAACAGCGTTTCGGTGCAGGTCAAGAATACCATTGTCCTGCTGAATGATAGTTTCCTCCGCCTTGCCGGTTGTCTTGGCGGCAATGGCATGTATCTTTTTGGAACTTTGCGACACCATTCGCATAAACTTTACACCGGCACCGACCGTTGTCTTGCCCGATGCGGTAGTGCCCTCAAGAAATTCAGCCGACACATTTGTTGTGTTTATGAAGTCAATGTACTTTTGCGACAAAGGAAAGCTACTCACTCAAGCCCTCACCGCCTAACTGTCTGAACACATCAGAGAGCTTTTCGGATTGCTCAACCTTTGCGTCAACCTTAACGACATATTCGCCTGTCATCTTGTTCAGTGTGTCGATGGCTCTGATACGGTCTGACGGGTCCTGCTCATTGCTCCTTGCTATGTCCGAGAGAGCGACCTGTCTGTCCTTAGCACTCATAATGCGTTCATCTTTGAGCTTGTCAGATAACTCTTTGATGTACTCGGCAACTCCTATATTTTCCAATAATTTATAAGCTAAGGCATTGGCATAATGTTCTGAATATCCAGCCATAATCGCACTCTGAACGGTGTTACCGCTCTGCACATAATATTCGGCAAACTTCTTCTGCCTTGCATTTAATTTGTCTTTCACGGTATCACCGCCCTTTCTAAAAATAAGCAAAAGAAAAGACAGCACATTTCTGTACTGTCTTTAAACACAGGTTTCCGGAGTTGCACCGGAATCTGTAAAAACTGTTTTCCTATTTAAACTATCCCCTGCGTTTATAATATTATATCAATAAATTTCTAAATATTCAAGTGTTTTCTTTTTCTTTCCCATTTATTCAATAATACACTTACATATTTCTGTTCTTTATCAGTCAATTGACGATCTCCAATTTCATTATGTTCATAACCCAAATGGGTATGTGGCATCATTCCATTATGAGGTCTACCTTTAACGTCAATTTGTTTTATTCTTTCGCCGTAGTTGTCATAAAAAGTAACACTTTTGATGTTGCTCTGTTTGTCAAGAGTAGCATACACTCTATTTTTTGTCATAGTTTCCATAGGAGCTTTTATCGAAGTATTACCATTCATACGAATTACTTTTATTTCACCAAATTGAGCAACTGCTTTGTATTCCGTACCGTACTTTTTACCTTTATCGCTTATTCCACTTGAAGAACCTCTTCCGCCCATTGTAATACCCCTTTTGGATTTACTATGATTTAATTTTCTTGCCTGTTTTCCAGTCAATTCCTTGTTTAGCCAGTAATCGCCTTGCGGCTTGTGTCGATTGATTATCAGGGTGTCCGTGAGCGGTTGTTAATCTTCTCTCTGTAGGTGTCTTATCTCTAATCACGCCTTTGCTTACTAAAGATTTGTATTCCTTTCTTGCACTCGCACGCTTATTTGAATAATCCGCATTGGCTTTCAAGGCCTCTTTTTCGAACTTTTCCTGTCCACGCTGTGTTTTCAGCGCTCTGTTACCTCTAAGTTTATCAACCGTGTAACCGCTTGAAATATCCCCAACACCTTTTAATTTAAGAAATTCATCCTCAGTAATAGCATTTGAAGGAATGCCAACAGGATTTCTGAGTTTTGGAATAACTCCAAAACTTCCACCTCTTCCACCCATTTTACCACTCCTTAGGCTTTTTAAAACTCACTTTATGTGTACCTTTAAATTCTTTTTCATAAAGTGCGCTACTTCTGTCTGTATAAGTTGCTCCGTTCCAGTACCTTTTTATAACCTTGCCTGTTATATCAGTAAATTCAACAATGCCTGATTTTTTAGCTTTACCCTCTTGCAAAGCAAAATTAAACTGTTTCGCATTCTCTTTAAATGCGGCTAAAGGACTTACAGAATAATTTTTATGACCACCTAAGTTTCCGCCTCTTCCGCCCATTATTCTGACCTCCTGAATTTTTCCTGAAATGATTTGATGTTGATGATGTTTCCAACACATTCTTCGGGGACTTTGCCGTAGAAGATGACCGTTTCAGGCTGTAAGCGTTCAATCATATCTTTGTAACCTTTCAAAAACAGTTCTTTGGCAATCTTGTTTTTCTGAGTGCCGACACTCGACACGGCGACTGTTCCGCCGCAAGGCTCGCCGTCAAAGCACCATTCAAAACTCTTTTCGTCGCTCCAACAAATTGTTGGTATTACTTCAATACCATAAAGCTGTAAATATGCGCCTATCCAATGTTTGCGATAGTGGTTATAAATCTGCAACGCTTTCGGATAATCAGCGTAAAGGCTAAAATCAGGTGATAACACACAATTGAATTTTTGTAGCCTCTCAATGTACCTGTCGGGTGTATTCCATAATCTTTGGAACTGGTAATCGTCCAAAAAGAAATGCACACCGCAGTTGTTCTGCTTACTGCTCAAAACTTCATTAAATCCGATAAAGTTGTTTTCTGTAATTTTTGTAGGCTCAATAATCGGGATGTCATATTCTCCTGCACCCTGAAAAATCGCTCTTGTGCTATTTTCGTAACCTGTACCGCATTTGTCTTTATACATTAATTCCACCCCGCAAAAGCAAAACCGCCCTCAACGAGAGCGGTCTGCCGTTATTTTTGAAAAAGGAGAACTACAAAATGTCTCTTATTATCAATTTCTTCATTTTATATTATACTGCACCTAAACCGAAAAACCGAACAACTTTTACCAACGGTGGCGGTTGCACATAATTCTTATGTTATCCGGTGTATTTATTCCGCCTGTATCAACTGCTATCTTCGCCCAGCTGTATCGCAGGCTAAGGTGCATAAATAAGCAGTTCTCAACAAAATCGTCACGAGATAGGCTGTTGAGTGCTGCGTTTCGGCGGATTTCAAGGTTTTGTATCTCCCTTTGAATATCTGCAATCTGCACCACCGCATTGCCGACCTTGTCAGATGTTTGACCTGCACTCGGTAAATCCGACAGCTTAGGCGATGTATTGTCAGCCTCGGCGGCTATGCGTGCAATCTTAGCTTTTAACCTCGTAATTTCTCGGTTTATGTCTTTGATTTCTTTTGTGGTCATTCTTCTACCTCACTTTCAAGCCAATGTTTTGTGCAGTTAATACAATTATGATTAAATTTTTCACCTATTTCGCAATCGCAATAACTATATGGCGGGTCACCTGGTATGTTATATGGGCAACTGAAAAAGTCTATACTGCTACGAGCCATTTCGTCGATACTCATTGATTTGATTTTTTCAAAGTTTGTCATTGTGTTCACACCTCACTTCAACAATTCATCTGTTGTAATGTTAAATAAATCTGATATAGCTATTATGGTTTCGATATTAGGCTCAAATTTTCCCTGCTCATAGTTTGAAATACTTGTCCTGCTCAAATAGAGCTTTTCGCCCAACTCATCTTGCGTTAATCCATTTTTAAGTCTTAACGCTTTTAGCTTTTCGGGGAATGCCATTATTTTTCACCTTCCAGTCTTCTTTCAAGCCGCTCAATCTTTTTATGTTTCCATTCATTCACTTCTTTATCGCATTGAAACATTATCTTGCATTGTTCAAGCATAATCTCAACATCTGCAATTTCTTCAAAGATATTATCAACAGATTTCAAATCATCTACAAGTGATGTTTTTTCTTTAGTATAATTTAATCTTACAATGCTTTTACACAAAGCCTGCGACAATTCAGACAACTCTTCGACCGTCTTTATCATCTGATTTTCCACACCGTATGTATTGATTGCTTTATACATAGTCTCTTTTGATGTCATTCTTCCACCTCGCTTTCATCAAGCAACATTTCCGCCATATCCTCAACGCTCATTGACTTGATTTTTGTCTGCGGAATTACAGCGCCCTCGCCCACAGGCTTTAAAGTCTTGTCATCGTCTGTCATATCGGACTCAATGCTTA